TCATCAAGTAAATTAGCATTTAGTGGAGGCGTGAAATATGGCAAGTATAGATGAATTGGAGTTAACAGTAAGAGCCTACAATGTACTCAAAAGAGCGGGAATAGATACAATAGAGAAGTTGGACGGTATATCGGATTCTGAATTATTAAGAATCAAAAACCTAAATCAAAAATGTCTAAAAGATATAAAAGAGCGGCTGAAAAGATACAAAGTGGGCAAGCATTACGAATGCAAGTATTGTGATTATACCAGGGGAGTTCCGTATCCAGACGAACCAGATTTCTTGGTTTGTGGCCGATGCGGGGCCGAGTGGGAAGATTGCAAAATATTGGTGCCAGATGAAGAGTATGACTATTAGCATTTAGGAGGAAAATAAATATGGAAGAAAGAACACCAAATAAACAAGGGTTGGAGTCTGTTGGCAAGATTATAGAACAAGTATGCGATGATATCTGCGATAACTATTGCATGTATAAGGACACAGTAGATGAGGAATGTCTGTGTGATGTTACCCGGAATGGCGGGCGATGTCCACTTGATAGGCTGATTAGCATTTAGCGCAAGGAGGAGATTATGAGTAGAGCAATTAAGTTTAGAGGACAGACACGAAGAAAGGGAGAAAAGGTCAAATTGGATGGAACTCCTGTTGAATGTAACTGGGTATATGGTGGAATATTTCTTGGACAAGGCGATTTCTCTATCATATACCCGTATGAACCGATAGAAAAATACCTTGTATATACAGATACCGTGGGACAAAGCACGGGGAAATATGATATTTCCGGAAAGGAAATTTTTGAAGGCGATATAATTGAAAGTCATTTGGGAGGTCAGGTACTTGCCGGAAATATGGTTGTTAAATTCGGTAAATACCAAGCATATTGTCCCGTAGATAAACAGGATATGGATAGCGTGGGATTTTATGTATCGGCTCCTGGGGTGCCAAATATGCCATTAGGGCCGACGGAGGATTATGCAAAGGTAATCGGGAATATTTTTGAAAACCCGGACTTAATCAGCAAACCTGAGATTTAGTGGAGGGGTGTTATGTGGAAAATATTTTTTGAGTATTCAGACGGATCAAAGTGTACACTGACTGGAAAGCATAAAGATATTCCGTTAAGACTGGCGATAAAGTATCAGAGCGAATACGGAGTTCATGCTTGTAAGTCTACTTATCAGCAATATCCGAAATCCCAAATAGGAGGGCAAGGGAATGGATGCATAGGCCAGCATACCAGAAAGAGAAATTATCCTATCAGGCAAGGCTCATGATCAGGAAACAGGGGCAGCAGATGGAGCATAAGAGCGTGGATGAATATGTTTCCGAAAAATGCATTAAGAGGGGGAAATAAAATTGCAGACACACGAATTGCAGACACACGGCGTGAATGATAAGAAAAAAAAATATCTAAAAGAATACAGGAGGCATGAAAGGAAGATCAAACGAATTAAGGCAGAGATTGAGGAGATAAGGAGCCTGAAGATGTTTCCTTCCGTAAGTACGGATGGAATGCCGCATGGAACAGGGAAAGGTGATCTATCAGACTATGCAGCAAGACTACAAGAGAAAGAGGACGAACTCTACAATGAGGGGGTAGAGAAAGTAAAAAGCTACATGGATATATCTTCCAGGATAGGGGAAATAGAATCAGAGGATGAGAGGGATGTACTGTTCTACAGATACATAAAGGGTATGGATTGGTGGGAAGTAGCCAGAGCAATGAACTATTGCGAAAGTTGGATATATAAGTTGCATGGAAGGGCGCTTAAAAATTTGAAAATAAAAAAAGAGTAGAGTCCAGTATAGTTAGGAAGGTGATAATATGATACCATCAGGAACCGGAAATGAAGGAAGACATAGGTTTCTGACAGCACACTTTACCATCCAGTTTATAAATATAATACAGGTGTCATTGCTTATGCATGGCACCTGTATTTATGCGAGAAAATAGAGGGAAAGGATTGGGAAGATGAAGGTAGCATGCAAGAACGTAAACTGCAAGCATTACTACAGCCTTACAAAAGGCACGCATTGCCAGGCAGAAGATGAGTGCACGCATTACACCTCAAATCGAAAGAAGGCAGCAAGACAGACGATAAGGTGTAAGAACTGCCAATACTGCAAGATTATATATACAGATAGTATGAGAAAGTACCATTACGAATGCACCTATAATGAGAGGAATAGAACCATCCTAATGATAGAGGAAAGGAAATGTGATGTGAAATTATAAGCGTCTTTATGGCGCTTATTTTATTGGCGCTGGGGAGTGCGGAGGATGCACGCCGGTCTTAATAGCCGGAGGTCGCCGGTTCAATCCCGGCTCCAGCAATTGAGGATAGAAGATGTGGACAGAAGAAAGAATAAGGGAACTGATCGCAGAGAACAAACTGTATAGGTTCTATAAGAGCAGGGAATGGCAGCAGTTAAGGGACAGGATACTGAAGGAGCATCACTATGAGTGCGCGTGGTGCAAAGAGAAAGGGAAGATATCAAGGGCCGCGACAGTACATCACATGCAATGGGTCAAGCAGCACCCGGAGTTAGCGCTTCAGGAATGGTACACATACAAGGGAAAGACATACAGGAACCTTGTGCCACTGTGCCATGACTGCCATGACAGGGCACATAAGAGGATGCAATACAGGCCAAGAGGAAGGAAGGTAAATGAAGAACGATGGTAGGATTCAGGCGGGAGACAAGGTTGTGTTTACAGGACACGGATATCGAAGGGCGATTGCCTACAGATATGCTGACATGTTCGGCAGCAGGACATACACAGTGAAAGAGACGAGAAGATCATGCTGCAATACATTCCTGATACTCGAAGAGATCGAGGGGATGTATTCAGAAATATTTTTCAGCAAACAGTAGGAAAGAAGTCCCCCCCTACCCCATATACCCCTAAATATAAAGGGGGAAATACAACGTGGGGGGTTCAAGACTCAACCGGGAGCACTCGCGCATGTAAAAAATAAAAAAGTTGGTGATGAAATGGCAGGAAAAAGAGCGCCGGCAAAGAGTAATATCAAGGAATCGCTGCTAAAGCAGTTGGAAACAAAGAATGCGAATGTGCCGCATTTTTATGATCTGATATGCGACTATATGGTACTTTATGATACGAAAAGAATGCTCCAGGCCGATATAAAAAAACGAGGGGTATCATATGAGACCACATCTGCATCGGGGTATAAAATCACGAAGCAGAATCAATCAGTGAAAGACTTGGTTGCCGTGAACAAGCAGATGATGGCAATGCTCCGTGAGATGGGGCTAACGACGGACAAGCCAACCGGAGAGACGGAAGAGAATGAAGATCTGTAGCCAGATAGACCAGTACATTGAATACGTAAGAAGCAAGGAAGCAGTCGTGTGCAAGGAGCAGTTGCTTCTTTGTGATTTGGTAGAAAAGGTTTTCGAGGAGGAAGATGTATATGTAGATGAAGAGCAGCTGAGCAAATACATGGGGCTTCAAAGGTACTTCCCTTATAAACTGTTTCCATGGGAAAAGTTCTGTTTTGCCCTGCACAACTGCACATACCGGGCAGACGGACAGTTAAGATTTCCAATCCTGCTGATACTAGTCGGACGAGGGGCCGGGAAGAACGGGTACCTGGCATTCGAGGACTTTGCGCTGGTAACACCAATCAACGGCGTGAAGCAGTACCACATAGATATGTTTGCAACATCCGAGGATCAGGCGAAGGCAACGTTTGAGGATATATGGAACATTCTTGAGGACAGAGAGGACTATTTCAAGAACTATTTCAGGTGGAACCTGGAATGCATAACAAATATCAAGACCGGGTCGAAAATAAAGTACCATACCAGGGCGCCGGGAACAAAGGATGGCGGGCGGCCAGGGAAAATAGATTTTGACGAATACCACGCATACAAGGATTACAAGCTGATTGAGGTTGCCGTCAGCGGGCTTGGAAAAAAGAAGCATCCGAGAAGGACGATAATCACCACGCAGGGGGACGAGAGGGACGGACCTCTGGACAGTCTGATCGAGGACGCGCTGGGAATCCTGAATGGAGATATACCGGACAATGGAATGCTGCCATTCATCTGCTGGCTCGACGAGACCAAGGAAGTGGACACCAAGGAAATGTGGCATAAAGCGAATCCTTCGCTAAGATATCTTCCGGATCTCATGCATGAGATGGAAATAGAGTATGAGGAATATAAAAGGGATCCGGTAAACCACACAGCATTCATGACTAAGAGAATGAACCGGCCAACCGGGGAGACGGAATTCTGTGTTACTGATTGGGAGAATCTGGTGGAGGCAACTAAAAAACTTCCAGATCTAAAAGGAATGTCGTGTGTGGCCGGAATTGATTACGCGAAGACAAATGACTTCGTAGCGGCAGGACTGCTGTTTAAAATAGATGAAAAAAGATACTGGCTGCATCACACATGGGTATGCAAGAAATCCAGGGATCTTCCAAGGATAAAATACCCGCTGAAGGAGGCAGAAGAGGCTGGTGTGCTGACATTCGTGGATGAGGCAGAGATATCACCCACTCTGGTCACGGAGTGGCTGGCCCAGCAGGCCAGAATATACATAATCGAGTCGGTCGCAATCGATAATTTCAGATATTCCCTTCTATCCGATGCCCTTAAATCAATTGGGTTCACACCTGAGAAGAAGAATGTGAAACTGGTAAGGCCGTCAGATATCATGAAGGCAGCCGTGATAATCGGATACGTGCTGTCAAGGAGGCTGATTGCATGGGGAGAATGCACGATCATGCGCTGGTATGCATGGAATACGGAGGCGAAGGCTGATAAGAAAGGGAATATCACATATGAGAAGATAGAGCCGAGATCAAGAAAGACGGATGGTTTCATGGCATACGCAGCGGCAGAGACCGAGGAAGACAAGATCAAGAAGAGGCCGATGATAGGAAGAAGAATGAGAACAGTATGTTAGGAGGAAGACATGGGACGAAGCATAACTGATTTTCTGGGAAGGGTCCTGGGAAAAGCAAAGATAAGTTCAAGCGAGACAGTGGTGATAGATATACCGCCGGGACTCTACTACAAGGAACTTGCGCTGTATACGGCATATTCGTATATAGCAAATGCAATCAGCATGTGCGAATTCAGGGTATATGAAAATGGAAAACCAGTAAAAAATGAGGACTATTACAGACTGAATGTGGCACCAAATAAGAATGAGAACAGCAACTTCTTCTGGCACAAGGTCGTACGGAGGATGATACGCAATCCAGAGGGAGCGCTTGTGGTAGAGATCAGAGGAGAACTGCACTGCGCGGAGGGATTCTCATGCCGGGAGGAGAGGCCGATAAAGGGGAACCTGTATGACGGGGTTGTGCTTGAAGGAGGGCTGGACTTAAAGAAGGTATTCCGGGCAGAGGACGTATATCTATTCAAGATGGAAGACGAATGCGTAAAACATCTGATCGATGGATTGTACAGCGATTATGGCCGCCTGATACAATCAGCGGCAAGGGCGTTCAAGGATACAAATGGAAGGAAGTTCAAGTATAAAGTAGGTGCAATAAAAGCGGGGAACGAAGAATTTGAAAATGAGTTTCAGGAAGTCATATCGAAAAATATCAAGGACTACATGGAGAAGGAATATGCAACATATGTGGAATATGACGGAGAGGAACTTATAGAGGAGTCGAACAAAAAGAATCAGAAGGACGCAGAAGATATAATCAAACTGCGGAAAGACCTGTTCGAGATGGTGGGGCATGCATTCAAGATTCCAAATTCCCTGATGACGGGAGACATCACATCACTAAAAGACGTATGCGACGTATTCCTGACATTTGCGGTAGACCCGATGGCGAATACGATTACCGAAGTGCTTAACAAGCGCGCAAAACTGATTAATTTCCTGAACAAAAACTACTACAAATGCTATACGGGCAAGATCAAACATAGAGACCTGTTCGATGTTGCACCGAATGCAGATAAATTAATCGCATCATCCATCATGCATACGGATGAGGTAAGAGAGGAGATTGACTTAATGGCACTGAACACGGAATGGAGCAGGCAGCATTACATCACGAAAAACTATAACAGGGTCGAGGATGTAATGAATCCAGCAGAAGACCAGGGAAACAAGAAAGAAGGTGAGAACGATGAATAAACTGCCAAGAATGTATTTCGCAATGAAGAAGCAGAAGGATGACGTGCACCAGATCTACCTATACGATGAAGTGACCGAAATTGGAAAATTCAATTGGGAGACATGGTCCTATGAGGAAAGCGAGACATCTGCAAAGAGATTCCAGCAGATGCTGGACGAGATCCCGGAAGATGGGAAGATAGAACTCTATATCAATTCCTGCGGAGGGTCGGTAAAAGAGGGAACGGCGATATTCAACCAATTAAAGCGGCATAAGGCATATAAGACCGGATATGTAGACGGGGCTGGACACAGCATAGCGTTTACAATACTCCAGGCGTGCGATTGGCGGGTAATGGGAGAAGGAACAAGCGCACTGATACATGAGCCATGGACGGCGGTAGCAGGAAATGCAAAGCAGTTGAGAGATGAGGCAGAAAACCTGGACGCGCTTACACAGTCATCTATCTCGCTATTCATGAACCGCGCAAAGAATATTACCGAAAAAGAACTGAGGAAAATGCTGGAGAAAGAAACCATGCTGACGCCAGACATGGCATTGGAATATGGCCTGATTGATGAAATTGGAGGAAAGAAAGAAGAAGATCCAGCGGATCCGGAGAAAGATCCGAAGAAAGATCCAGAGGAAGATCCGAAGAAAGATCCAGAGGAAGATCCGAAGAAAGATCCAGAGGAAGATCCAAAAAAGGATCTGGAGGATATGGGAAAGCAGCTGGTAGAAGCGAAGGAGATGTTTCGAAGAAATACATCCTTCAGCAAGGAGCGGAAGGAGTTTGAAAAACTTGTAAAAGGGAATCAGGCAAAACAGGGAAAAGACGTGTCCTACATGGATGCGTTTTTTAATATTTTTTCATAAAAAAAGGAGGACACTAAATGCTAGGAAACGTATCAGATGTAAAACAGAAGGAAGCAATTAACGCTATGCAAAGTGCGCTTATGTCAGGAGATGAGGAGGCGGGAAAGCAGGCATGGCAGCAGTTCCTTGATTCGGTCGTGCAGACGGTCAAGGAGGACTATGAGATGTTCGAAACGGATAAACGCGTGCTGGTACAGCGCGGATATCGGCAGCTGACGAAGAAGGAGGAAGAGTTCTACCAGAAGATGATCAAGGCAGGAAAATCGGCAGATCCAAAGCAGGAATTCACGGACCTGCTATCAACAGAGAGCGCCATGCCTGAAACCATCATCGAGGATGTATACAGGGAACTGACAGAACAGCACCCGCTGCTCAGCCGGATCAAATTTCAGAATGTAAAATACCTCACCAGATGGATCCTGAACGATCACAGCAAGCAGTCGGCAGCATGGGGAGAGATCAATAGCGAGATCGCAAAGGAAATCACTTCCAGTTTCAAGACTATTGACGTCAACGTATGCAAACTAAGCGCATTCGCCGTCATTCCAAAGGACATGCTGGATCTCGGGCCGATATTCCTTGATAACTACATCAGAACAATACTGAGAGAAGCGCTATACTGCGCGCTTGAGAAGGCAGTGCTGAAAGGAAGCGGAAAATCAGAACCGACGGGGCTGAACAGAGATATCCATAAGGGGGTAGATTTCAACTCAGAAACCGGATACCCAAAAAAAACAGCCATCAAGATCACCAGTTTCCTTCCGAAAGAATATGGCGGAGTACTCGCACGACTTGCAGTCACGGAAACCGGAAGAATGCGGACATTCGACAGGGTGACGCTGGTATGCAACCAGGTGGATTATCTGACGAAGGTAATGCCAGCGACTACGGTCATGAACATGAATGGGACGTATTCCACGAATCTATTCCCGTTCCCGACGGATGTCGTAAGATCGAATGAATTGGATACCGGGGAGGCAATACTGTTCCTGCCGGAAGAATATTTCTTCGGACTTGGAGGAAGCAAGGACGGAACCATCGAGTTTACGGACGAATATAAGTTCCTGGAGGATCAGAGAGTATTCAAGATCAAGCTGCATGGAAATGGGCGGGCATTTGACAACACTGTTGCGATCGTGCTGGACATCAGCGCGCTTGACCCGGCATACATAACGGTACTGAACAAGAAGGAAGAAGTGGTCGCATAATGGAAATAAGCGGAAGCGACAGAGAAGAACTATGCAGGCTGGCAAAGCAAAAGTGCAAGATATCCTGGAACAAAGAGGAGACGAATGCAGAAGTTACAGACATGGTAGAGAATGCGATCGTTGCCCTGACGCATAAGCTAGGAATCCGGGACGAGGATGCAATGGAAGAATTCAAAGCGCCAGGAATGACGCGCACGCTGTTTGAAAACTACTGCATGTATGACTGGAGCAATATGCTGAGCGAGTTCGAAGGCAACTATAAAAAGGAGATCCTGACGGAAAGGCACAGGTACGAGGTGAAGTATGCAAAAGAAACCGAGAACGTACAATGATGGGATTGCAAGATTCTACCGGAAAAAGGATAAGAGCAAGAATGTAAAAAGCCTGGATGACTTAGAGTATCTGGGCTTTCTCTGCTTCGAGGAAAAAGGCAGGAGGCAGCAGGATATCGAATTTGCGGAACAGAGCGGCCAGAGCCTGTCTCTCAAAATCGTAACGCCGGATGATGGCGACATGGACGGAGACAGGAATGTGCTGATTGACGATGTGATCTATGCAATCATCAAGATAGACCGGGATCGCGAGAATAGCGAATTGTATTTCTACCTGGAGGAGGTTCGAAAAATTGCAAGAGACAATTGAAAAGAGACTGAATGAACTAGGTGAAGAAATCTATTATGGCGGGGGAAGATTCAAAGATCGAGAGACATGGGACTGCATCATATACGGGAAAAGGAGGATGAAGAAAAGCGCGGAGACAAATACTCAGGTATGGTTTGCGGCTATCGTGAAAGAAGAGCGCATTCCGGAAGGACTTGAAGACAGGGTGATTCAGAAGATGAGGGAAGCCGGGATGAAACGGACGGACGCCGACGCTGTGTATGACTATACGGCGAAATCCGGGGAATGCATGGTGGAGATCTGCACGATGGAATTCTTCAAGTCATCGAAGGGGTGCTGTTGATGAGCAGTTTTGAATTAGATGCAAAGGATTATGGAAGAGTCCTGGATACCGTGCAGCAGTTTGCTGACGGAAGCCAGGCTGAAGATATTATTAACGAATACATCCATGGTGAAGGCGAAGAGGAATTAAAGGAAGCAATCAAGAGCATTCTTCCGGTTTCCGGGAGAACATGGAGTGGAAAGGCGGCAGCCGCCAAGTCGGCTGACCCGTTCCGACAGACAAATGGGAACCTGTCTGTAAAGATCCATACGAAAGGATCATACCACTATCTATACTTTCCAGACGATGGATCAGACACGGATAGGCATTACGGAAACCAACAGTTCATGTTTCGAGGAGCGGAAGAAAAATCACAGGATATAGTAAACACAATGATTGACAAGATGTTAAGAAGATTGGAGGAATAAAAATGGCAGGAATAACAGAAAGTGTATTCTCAGAGGCCGAAGTAAGAAAAATCGCAATCAGGATAGAAGGCGCAGAGAGAGCAGACGTGAATGAGTGCGTAGGATCATGGGAAGAGGAGATGGAAGTAAAGACGATAACAAAGAAATGCCGCGGAGTGGTAAGCAAGTCGAGAACACGGGGAACCGGGAATGGGACGATAAAGGCAACGATGCATGTACAGCAGGATCTGTTTGCGGATATGCGAGGCATGCAGCAGGAAGAACTGAAAGACGGGATAATCGCCTATGGAACGAAGTCGTTACATCCAAAATTCTGTGTTACCGTACTGGTACTGGACGAGGAGGATAACAAAAAGTACAAGGCTTATCCTAACTGCACGATCCAGTCGGCAATGAGCAGAAAGGTAGAGAATGGCGGAGAAGAGATAGTTGAAAGCGAAATGGAAATAAAGGTAATGCCTGATAAGAATGGATACGGGCTGTATGAAGCCGTGGAGAGCGATATGACAGACGAAGCGCTGAAGAAGGACTGGCTAGAGTCATTCAAGCCAGAAATGGCAGTTGCGGTGACAGCATAGGAGGGAAGCGTATGAAAGCAAGAGTAAAGATAGAATTCAGGGACAAGTATACAGGTAAGAGATATGCCAAGGGAAGAATCATCAATGTCAGCGAAAAGAGATTCAGCGAAATCCTTGAAAAAGGAGACCTGGTAGAGGCAATTAAAGATGAGGAGCCGGAGCCAAAGAGAAAGGGAACGGAAAGAAAGAAAGGAGCAGAGGATGAATAGACCAATTGGAATAGAATATGAACTGGAGGACGGGGAGTTCGTAGCAATGTCTACGGCTCCAGCCCTGTTACTAAAAATGAGGAGCAAGAACGAAACAAAGCAGAATTACGAAAGACTTAGCAAGACACTTATGAAAGGAATGGATGACGAAGACATCCTAAGCATGTATCAGCTGCTATATGATACCTATGTCTGCGCGAATCAGGAGGACAATGGAAGGATGACATTCGAAGAATTTATCGAACGGGCAAACAGGGACCTTGAATACAATTCAGAGAAGATACTGGAGATGATGAAGCCGCAAAAAAAGCAGGATTCAGAAGGGCCTTCCAGAGAGCCGTAGGATCGAGCAAAGGAAAAAGAATAAAGATACCGAATTTCGAGTTGGAGGAAATAGAGGACTATTATACATATTTCGTCCAACTCATCGGAATAAGCGAGGATCTGTTCTGGTGGTCTGAATTTTCATTCTTATTTACGGTTGCGGAAAATAAGACCGCAATCAATAATTGGAAGGCATATGTCAACGAGAAGATGATGGAAAGCAGGTGATTGATTAGGAAGCAATCGTGAAGCACAGGTAACATTTAAGGCAAACACGAGCCAGTTCACGGCAGGGATCAACAGAATGGAAAGCACGCTGAAGACCTTGCGATCGGAATTAAAATTAAATGCGACGCAGATGAAAGGGAACAGCGAATCATTGGACTTGCTGAAGAACCGGCAAAGCCTGCTGAAAAGCGAACTGGCCGCCAGCCGGGAAAAGACCGTACTGCTAAACGGCAAGCTGACAGAAGCGAAGAAGGTATTTGGAGAGAATTCTACAGAAGTGCAGAATCTAAACCGAAAACTGACGGAAGCAAAGAATGTAGAGGCAGCGATTCAGAATGAACTGGGAGAGACGAATGCAAAGATAAAAGAGCAGGAGCAGGCAAACAGTTCTCTGGAGCAAAGCATCAGCCAGGCGGATGGAAAGTTGCAGCAATTCGACAAGGAACTGCAATTAAATGCCACAAGGCTAGAGGGAACAGCGGATAAGACGGATCTCTTAAAGGAGAGACAGAAACTCCTATCGGACCAGTCAAAAGCATCATCGGATAAAGTAAAGACGCTGGAGAAGGCGCTGGAAGCATGCGCGGAAGAAGTGGGAGAGAATTCGGAAGAATATGCTGAACTGAAGTCGAGGCTGACAGAAGCAAAGACGGAACAGGCAGAAATACAGAATGCGATCAGGGACACCACAAAGGAACTGAAGGAGCAGAAGACCCAGGTGCAGAAGATCGGAGACGGATTCAAGACCTTTGGAGAAGGAGCAGAAAAGGCCGGACAGTCAATGAAAGGGCTAAGCACGGGCGCGGCAGCCGCGCTGGCAGGAACAGGAGCGGCTGCAATATCCTTCGAATCCTCATTTGCCGGAGTTACAAAGACGGTTGATGAGGTCTATGATGCAAATGGAAGATGCACATACAGTTACAAAGAATTGGAGGATGGGATCAGATCCATGGCGAAAGAGATCCCGGCCTCCGTAACAGAGATATCAGGGGTCGCAGAGGCAGCAGGACAGTTGAGGATCAAGACGGAGGATATCCTTGGATTCACAAGGGTAATGATCGACCTGGGAGAGTCCACTAACCTTTCTTCCGATACTGCCGCCACATCCATAGCAAAATTTGCGAATGTTACAGGAATGGCGGCGGACGAAAGCATGTCCGCAAAAGAAAAATACGGAAGGCTCGGCTCGGTGCTTGTGGATCTTGGAAATAAATATGCCACGACAGAAGCGGACATTATGGATATGGCGCAGAACCTGGCATCCGCAGGATCACAGGTGGGAATGTCGGAATCAGACATACTTGCTCTTGCAACATCCCTATCAAGCGTCGGGCTTGAAGCCCAGGCAGGAGGGACGGCATTTTCAAGAGCGATTATTGAAATGCAACTGGCAGTAGAAACGAACAGCGATAGCCTGCAAGACTGGGCTTCCGTGGCAGGAATGAGTACGGATGAATTTGCGGCAGCATTCCGAGATGACGCTACAGGGGCATTGCAGGCATTCATAGAAGGGCTTGCAAAATGCGGAGGGGAGACGGATTCAGCGATCAAGGTACTGGACGATATGGGAATCACAGAGACCAGGATGAGGGATGCGCTGCTTAGATCCGCAAATGCAAGCGATATATTCACGTCAGCAATCCAGACGGGAAAAGGTGCATGGGAAGAAAATTCGGCATTGACGAAGGAGGCAGAGAAGCGCTATGAAACAACCGCAAGCCAACTGACCATCATGAAAAACCACATTCAGGATGCAGGAATTACTCTAGGATCCGTATTTCTTCCAATATTGGCAGAAGTGGCAGACAAGGTTTCTGGTTTTGCAGATAAGATAGCAGGACTGGACAAGGACACGCAGGTAGCAATCTTAGGAGTAACCATATTTGTTGCGGTCCTATCGCCACTGCTGATCCTAATAGGAAAGATATCGACTGGAATATCAGCGATTATCGGCGTGGGATCTAAACTTGCCGGGCTGTTTGCCGGGGCCGGGGCAGCGGCAACGGAAGGAGGAGCCGCGGCAGCAGCCGGAATGTCGGCGCCGCTTGTACCTATTCTGGGAATCATCGGAGGTATTGCAGCGGTAATAGGAATATTAGTTCTCCTATGGAACAAGAGCGAGGAGTTCCGGGAATTCTTCACAGGAATGTGGGAGGGATTCAAAGAGACTATCGAGGGATTCAAGGAGAAATTCAATCTTGACGAAAAAATAGAGTCAATAAAAGATAAATTCTCGGGACTCGGAGAAAAACTTGCCGGGCTTGGAGACCTGTTCGAGGTGATCGGGACGGTAGCGGCAGGCGGGGGGGGGCGCGGGACCGGGGGGGGCGACTAGCGTACCC